ACTACTACTCCATTTGGGAGTAAAACTTTTTTAGCTTTGTCAACTGCTTCTTTTTGTGCCACCTTTGACTGTTCAGTTCCATAAAAAGTATGAGTCTTTTTTGGCTTTCCAAATTTACCTTCTTTTTGTAAATTTTTAACACGATCTTGAGTTCTTTGATGTTTTTGCTTGGCCGATCTTGCTGCTATAATACATTTAGAATATGTTGCAATATTTTGTTCAGCCTTCTTTAACGCTTCTTTATCGCCACTTTCCTTGGCTTTCTTTTTTGCTTCTTTCAAATCATTTGGGATTGGGATTCCCGAAGTCTTTTTTTGTTCCTGGCCAAGAGTAGTATCACCATAATCTTCATATATTTTCCTAGCAAGTTGTTCTTCTGTTAGATTTGGATTATCATCAAGAATGTGTACACCTTCTCCCGAAATTATTTCATTAAATGCTGAACCAGCACCCCCTGGAGCAGGTTTTTTTCCCGTTTTATCTTCAATACCACCATAACCATATTCCAACACATCATTCTTATCCCGATTGTCTCCTTCGGATGGATCTCCATGAACCGAGCCTTTCTCTTTATCTAGCTTTGGTTTTTCTTCTGCTTCTGGTTCTTCTTTTTCGGGTTCTTCTTTCTTTTTAGGTTCTTGTTTCCCACCAGTACCCCATTCTTTACCTACCCTATTAAGCCTTCTATTTTTATAGTTATCAACGTAAGTTGCTTCTGTTAACCCACTTAATCTCTCAAGGCCAAAGAATATATCCCCAGCCTTAAATCCCATATCAAATAAAACTCTTTCAAGTACTATTAAATGCTTTTTATTTTTTACATCTGGTGTTCCGTTATCTACATTAACAGCCCACTCAGTTAATACATCTTCAATATTGTCAATTATGTTGTTCATTGTGTATCTCTTCTGTATTATATAAATATCTTAAAGAGTGATAGTTATCACCTATTTTAGCCCTTGCTGGAAACCCACCTTTGCTAATAATCTTTTGTAAATCATCTACTATGTTCTGTTCATCTGGATGCAAATCAAATATAAAAGCATCATATAGATATTTTATTAATTTTGTCTTTTTTTCTTTTAAGAAACTAAGTAGCTCTTTCATAACAAGAATATTTTTTTCCGTTTCATAAAATTGAATATAATAATTAAATAATTTTGTAGCATTTAGCTCATTAAAATATTCTTTTGAAAACTTTCTCTTTGATATTTGGGATTCTACGAAACCATCACTATTAAAACCTTTCCACAGTTCTTTAATAAATATTTCAATTCCTTGAAAAAACCTTATACTTTTATATTCCTTTGGTATAAACCCGTAAAGAGCTTTAAATGATATTTTCTTTGAAAGGTCGTATTCTTCTTTAGTTAACGAATCCTTTTTGAAATATTGCTTTCCTAAATGCTCATGAATAGAACTGTCTGGAAAATCATAGCCAATAAGATCTGCAATTAACCTCAAATGATAAGCATCATAGTCAAATTCTAATAGCTTTCCATTTTTAAATCTACTTATAAACATCTCTCTAGTTCCATCATCTTTATTTAAAGCTGCAAAATTGATCCCACCGAATCTATTACTTGGTCTTCCAGCTGCTGTAAGAAGATTATATTTTGTATGTACTATATTTCCTTCTAGCATTTTAGTGTTGTATTTGGCTTTGAACCTATTTACATCTACACACATACCATTTTTCTCTATTTCAGAAAAAAGACAAATAGCTTCGTCATAAAATTTATATGTAAAATTATCAAACTTTGGTACGCTTTTTATTTTGTCTATAATACTGTCACAATATTCGATGTGTTTTGTTATTGGAACTATTTTAGCTACATCAGATCTACTAGCAAAATAATAATTGTAAAAGTCAAACCCTTCATTATCATTTAACTCTAAAACCTTTCCATTATGTAAATAATTAATGAAGGATATATCAGTCGAACTTTTAACATCTAAATGATAAGAAAGCTCCCACTTATTTAAGACATAACAGCTGTTATATGTAAAGTCAGAGCTTTTAAGTTGCAAAGGGAGTTTAATGTCTGGATGATCTATTGGAAGTATGTACCTTTTGTTTGTGTTAATGTCAAAGATGTACAATAAGCTTACTCTATTGTTGATAGGGTGAAAGAAGGTCGACATAAATATAGGAATGATAATAACATCACTCTCAGAAAGCTCATCTTTGACTTTCTCAAATTTTTCTATTGAATCGACTATAACCATTTTTATATTTTAAATATAAACAATTTTCTTGAAGAAAAAAAACTTTACCTTACTTTTAAGATACATTTGTAAATTGAGCAAACTGAACAAAATTTATTATTTTGTTATCTAATCCGGGCATTTCTTTATTTTTTATTTTAACAGTCCTTCTATTTGTATCTTCGACTCCGTATACTATTCCACTGTCATCTTGTCCAAAAGCGTCTTTTGTAACCTCTGTACTATATGGATTATATATTTTTTTCATGTCAACATCGAACCTTGGGCCTGTTAACTTCCATCTTAATTTTACTATCTTATATAAAGCTTTTATTTGCTCTTTAGAGTTAACTGCTTTTACAATATCACTAGTAATTTCTTTTATTACTCCGTCTTTAACATTAATCTTTTGAGAAAAAATTCTGTCAAAATAGCCTTTTTTGTAGTCTTTTTCCTCTGGAGAAACTCCCGTTTCAGTAGGAAGTATGGGGTCAAAAAGTGGAGGATATTTACTTACTTTATTATAAAAATGAAAGTCTTTGTCTTTATTTATTTTTACTAAAAGATCTCTTGGGCCTTTACCTTGATCAATAAAAGTATAAAATTTACCCGATTTTTTATAGTAAGTGCCTACAAACTCTTTAAGTGTTTCTCCTATCATCAGCTCATTTCCTACCGTATAATTAAGCTCAAGCTTTTCTAAAGGTAATTCTGGTTTCCATTTCATCCCTATGCTCCTTTATATACAGGCATTGTTTCAATTTTAGTTATCCAATCGCCTTTATTTATTGTGTGAGTCACCTTTGTTACTCTCCAGCTCCACTTATCCTTATATTTTTTTGGAAGGTAATCACAACTTATAGTATTTCCCCAAGTTATTCCTGTTATACCATCTATTTCTAGCTCCATACTAATTGGTATAGATAGCTCCCTTGTTTGTATATCCTCTAAGGGTGTTTGGGCATCTAGCCACCCTTTAAAGGCTGCTTTAGCACCATCTACTGAAGATTGAGTTCTACTTTCACAAAGGTCTATATATGCATTGCACAGAAGCTCCTCTGGTGAGCCTTGTTCCTGGCCATCAACTGGCGGTGGAGCCACTGTAATGCTTTCGAGTTGATCCACCTGGTTCCCATCAGTTGCTGGATTAGAGTGTTTCATTTTAGTTGCTGACAGATCTTTTATTTCGGCACCCCAGTAAGAATAACCATTTGCAGTATTAGAATTTTTTCCCTTTTTCGCACCTTGAGCTCTTGCCATCCCAGCCATTATTGAACCTTTTAACTTTTCACTTACTTGAGTAGCTATATCAATTTTTCTTACCATGCTATTTGTTTTAAAAGCTTTAAACTTAAATTCATCTTCTTCCACCTTAATTTGACTAGTATCTACTACTCTTAAACATTGATGGGCTTCATCTGTAATTACATCAAACTCCCATATCCCTCCACAAGCATCATTTATCCCATCTAGCAGCTCTTTTACAAAGTCAATAAGTGTACCTTCATCTTTATGTTTTTTATAAACTCTTTCAACCCATAAAAGGCTAACCAGTATACTTCTTAGTTCACCTATATCATCATTAGCTCCTACTGGATTAAATGGGTCAAGAGCAGTTCCCATTGCATTGGTACTTAGTGTTACTACTCTAGCTTGGCCTGATGTTTGAGTTAACATTGAGTCCTTAACTTTAAAGTAGGGTAGTGCACATACACCAGGATCTTGACTTTCTAATGTCTTATAATTTTTTATTATTTCCTTTTCTCTTTTGGGAATCTCCCCAATGGCTACAATCTCTCCACTATAGAACTTCGGTACAATTTTACACCATCCCTCAGTTTGAGGAGCATCAGGAAAGTCTTCTTTTTTATAATCTGGTTCAGGAGTACTTTTAAAGCTTAAATTAGAAGTAATTAAAATATCTTCAATCCATGCCCAATTAACATATTGGATGTATTCATATCCAAACCAGCCTTTCCAGCTTGGGTCCTCTGTAGTATTGTCTGAAGCTTCAGCATCTATATCTATACTAACTCCGTATGTTTTCTCTTTACCCGCAGGTCCTATTTTAAATAATTTATCTTTATCATCCATTGAAGCTTTGGCAACTTCTATAGAAGCTTCTACATTATTTACACCTGTTACTCCTGCTTCTGCAGTATTTTCACCCTTAGCTGCAAGTGATATACTTATGCCTGTTGTATTAACATCAATAGCCAATTGATTCATAAAGTCACCTTGGGCTAATAATACTGTTGTACAGTCAAAGCCTCCGTATTCATTTATAGTCCAATTAAAGTTAACTATTCTTCCTTGCAAAGCTCCAGCATGACCTTCTGAGCTATTTATAAAATCCAGCTCTTGTGCTGTAAAGTCTTTACTATTTAGTGGTTTAACATTATCAATCTTCGCGGGAGCCTGATTGTCAGGAGCTGCACCTTGAATTATTTTTTGTGACCAACCCCATTCAATACTACAAGTAAGACCCGGTGTCATATATAGCTTTTCGAGTGCATCAAGATCTTCAAGTGTCCAACATTGCCAATTTATTGTTGCTTCTCTTACTGTTCCTTTAGCATTTTTTGGTGTTATAGTTAGGTTAGTAACTCCAGCTGTTGGTCTATTTTTTCCTGAAAGGGGTGAGTCAACACTTCTCCATATTTTATTATTCATTCCATTGAATAGTGTTTTTTCTTTTCTATAGTCATCATTATATGGGCCGTCGGTGGGTATACCACAAGATTGAAACCAGATCCAAGGAACTTTTTTAAAAAACCAAGTATTACGAGGGTCTTCCTGTCTTGCCTTTAACGTTTTTAATGTATTGGCTGCTATTTTTGTGTCAAAAAATGCCATAACTATCTATCTTTTTGAGTTTTGTGATATAAAACTTCAATATCAGCTATATCAGAAGGTATTCTAAGTTGTAAACCTGGTTTTATGTGTAGACTCCCTTTTCCTAATTTATTTGCTTCAGCAATTATCCACCAATATCTAGAGTGACCGTAATATCTATAAGCTAACATGTCTAATCTATCAGTATATTTTGCATATATGTATACATCTCCTATTTTAGGGAGTATATTAGGTAGTAAAGTTGATTTATAATGCCGCTTACCGTAATTACTTCCTGTAGTTTCTAAAGTATATTTATATCTATTTTCCATTATTTTGTGCCCTTATTTTGGTGCTGGTTGTTTTGGGGAATCATTGCCGGTAATCTGGGAGGGTCCAAAATATGTCCACTTATTTGAAGGTGGATTGTCCTTCCATATCACTTGAAAAGTAATATCAACTTTAACGTACATAGGCATTTCAGAATCAATATCCCATATATAACTATCATCTATAGAGTAAGATAGGCTTGAAATATACCCATTTACTTTTACACCTTTGCCTCCAAAGTAGTTACCAATTTGTAATGTTGTTAATTGACCTGATATAATTTTATCAGAGGCTGAATCTGATAGTTCTGGTGATACACTTTGTGCTAATTTTTGACATTTTCCCCAGATGACAGCTAATTCTTTTTTAGTTAGTGCGGCAACTGTAAAATTAAATGAAATATCTCTACTTATACCTTTATATACATAAGCTTTATCTGGTCTCCCAACATACTCGACGGCTGTCCAATCGGGAGCAACCTTATCAGATAAGCTTGATATGTAACAAAGAAATTGAGTATCTCCTAGTTTTAATGTCACAAAGTCACTTCCAGTGCCAGTGCTACTTTTATTTATAGGGTCTATATCCGTAGCTGACTTTCCTGGTGCTGATTGCTCATACGTGCCGTATATTTTTCGATCATAAAAATTATCTTTTTTATCTTCGCCCGATTTTCCCAATGCTCTTGCATTAGCTCCTCCTTTTTCAGCTGCTGGGCCCATATATTTTTTCTTTAAGAGACCTTGTACTCCTTTTTGTTGTGAAGTACCATCTGCTGAATTACCATCTGATGCTATTCTTGACTTTTGCTTTTGAAGTTGCTCATAGGTAAGTGTATTATATAGCTTACAATCATCAGCATTAATTATGTTTACTGTTTGTTCTTTTTTTGGTGTTATTGTAGAGACTCCCGAACCCATAAAGCCATCAATACCTGTCCACCCTTGACCCGGGGCATCACTACTAGCTAAGGCAAGAGATTGTGCGGCGTTTCCGTAACTAGGTGGAAACCAATAATCTCCTAAGCCTATTCTGTCTTTTTCAATTTTTCGTATTCCCCCTTTTTCGCCTGCAGTTAAAGCGTCACTAAATATTGTAGACCTTTTAATCCAAGTACTTCCTATTCCGTAGACTGAATGTGGTCCAGCTAATGGAGATGAAAGGGTCCCTATTGAACCATCACCGAATAGCTTACCTAATAGATTACCTAATTTACCAATGCCCTTTTTAAGTCCGGCACCTAATTTACCCAAGCCTTTTTTAGTTTTAGGCTCTTCCCATTGTTCTACTTTTTTATATTCAATGTCAAATTTATCAAACTCTTTTCCAAGTTTTACTATTGTTAATCCTGGGCCCATTACACCAAGCTTAGGGACTTTAGATCCCATTTTCCAAACACCCGTATTGACTTTAGCTCTTACTATTTGTTCATAAGTCTGAGATATTATGGGAATTCCGTGTCGTTGTACGTGTACACCAAAAGCTGCTCCAGCAGTATTAGCTAAGATAGATAAAGGATTGAATATTCTAGTGCCTTGAAGAGTTGTACTTTCAGTTTTTGGGTTGGTAAGCTGTAAACCAAATTGCATAGTCATCCATAATAGACCACAAGGACTAAACATATATTTAGATGTTCTTTTTACATCAGCTGCAGTTCTACTTACAGCAGTTCTCATACCGCCTCTTATTAGGGAATTCGCTACGTGACAAGTTGGAGGAGCATCACCCCCATACCAAGTCTTTCCTATTTCTCTAACAATATAAGGTCTTCCACTATCGCCTCCACCAGAAACATCTAATCCATATTTTAAAGCCTGACCATAATATGAATTAGTTTTATAGTTAATCATTTTTGTTGTAGTAGCTGCTCTTAACTTTGTTACTGTGCCTCCAGTAAAATTTATATTTTTAAAGCCAGTATTACTATATTTTGAAGGTGATACTTCATATTTCTTTTTAAGATTTTGACCCTTTGTCCTTAGAAATGCCCATGTATCAGAATCTTTTATTGCTTGAGAGAATCCATCTTCTCCGTAATATTGATTTCCTATATAAGTAGATGTGTCGTATGATGGAAGCTTGAAGCCTTTTCTTTTTGACTCCTTTAAGCTATTAACATCAGGGTCTTTAAACCCCACAATACTATAGGATGGGACTGGACCTGTATATTTCTCTTTAAGGTTTTCTCCGTGGATCTTTAAAAAGTTAAATGTTGGTTGTGCTGTTAAAGCAGAATTAAACCCATCCATTCCATAATATTGATCGCCTACATAAGTATTAATAGAATATGTGGGATTGAATCCCTTTCTAACAGAGTTTTCTATATTTTGTGGCGTTAAAGCATTGACACTATATTTTGCAACTGGTCCAGTATATTTTGATAATAAATTTTCTCCATGGATCTTCAAAAAGTTAAATGTGTTTGATCCTGTCAAAGTAGGGCTGAATCCATCTTGTTGATAGAATTGATTTAACATATACGTATCACTATATACCCATGAGAATCCTTTTCTATTAGATATTTTTAAATTTTTAGGAGTGTACATATTAGAAGCAGAAAATACAGGGGGACTATTGCTAAATAAGTTGGATCCGTGGCCTAATAAGAATGAAGTTGTTGTATTAAATGGGCCTGTCCAGGTTGTATACAAAATTGGTATACCAGTAATTGGTCCTGTTATAAAAGGTGAAGTATTTGTTCCTGTTCTTGTAAAGGTTTGCGGTCCTCCAAGAACAGATGTTCCAGTTCTTGGAAATGTCATGGGACCACTAGTTACTGTTGTCCCTGTCCGTGGAAATGTAAGTGGTTTGCCTGTTACATCAGTACCACTTTTTGGTAATGGGGGCGATAGTGCTGCAGGGTGAGTGTGTGCTCCTCTGTCTATCATTGGAGTAGAAACAAATGGAGTTCCTGCACCTTGTGATAAATCTGATACTAAGTCTCTTAAAGCCATTTTTTACCTATATGTTCTTTGGAGTGCTATGCTAGTTTCACC